GAAATGACAGCGGCGAAGGCTATCAGCAAACTGTTTAAGACTTTTAAGTGGCAGGACAAGGTTGCGGCAAAGGGCGATGCGGCCCGTACACATACAGGGGTGATTGCACAGGAAGTACAGACCGCAATGACCGATGCTGGCCTTGACGCAAGCAACTATGCGTTCTGGTGTAGTGATACTTGGTGGGAAGCTGGCACAGAGGTGGCGGCTGTTGAGGCTGACGAGGAAGCTGGCATTGAGGCGCAGGACGCTTACACCCGCATCGACACATATCAGACAGCCGACGAAGCACCCGAAGGCGCAACGCAGCGCACACGGCTTGGCATCCGCTACGCTGAACTGCTGGCGTTTGTCGGCGCAGCTACTGAGCAGCGGCTTGGTGATATTGAAACACGACTGACCGCACTGGAGAACGCATAATGTCGAAAGATAAAATCGCCGATTACGACGGCACCACCGCCGGGAACAACACCGACATCGGCGGCATATCCATTGCGGAGGGCATGCTTCCCAGCGCCGTCAATAACTCAATGCGAGAATTGACCAAGCAGCTTGGCGCTTTCGCGAATGGAACGGATGCGATTGATGCGCTGGACGTAACTGGCGCGGCGACGGTCGGCGGCGCGTTTACATCTCCGGGCATAGATGACAATGCCAATGCCACCGCCATCACGATTGATAGCAGTGAAAATGTGCTGATAGATAAAACGTCTTCAAATTATGAGACTGTTGGTCACGAATTGCGAGATGGAGGTAGGGCATTTCACACAGCAGACGGCGGCAAAACTCTAAGTTTAAATAGATTGAGCAGCGACGGCGGGATTTTAGATTTTTACAAAGACAACAGTGAGGTGGGCACCATTGGCACTTCTGGAAGTCAATCGTACATTCACGGTGCTGGAACAGACACTGGCTTGTATTGGGGTTCAAATAATATATACCCGTATCGGTCAACAGGGCTTAACGATAACACTATTGATTTAGGACAATCTAGCAAACGCTTCAAAGACCTATATCTTGGCGGCAACCTGTATCTTGGCGGCACCGGCAGTGCAAATGCGCTGGATGATTATGAGTTTGGTGACTACGACATCACGCTAACTTCAAGTTCAAGCGGGTCTATCACACCAAACTCAAGTGAAAACAAAGCAACCTATGTAAAAATTGGAAATTTTGTTCAGGCACAGGGCAGAGTCTTGGTTAGTTCAGTCAGTAGCCCTGCTGGCGACGTTAATATAAACCTGCCGTTTAACACAACTTCCTCTCAAGGTGAGCAATCTGGTTCTGGTGCGCCAGCACTCTTCGTATGGGATAGCACACAGACTAATAATGGTTTGTGGGTTGGTTTTTTTGATAAGGGTACATCTTATTTTCGTATCAGATGGGGGAACTCATCAACTCCGGGTCAATCCGCTAGTTACATTCAAGCTGGCACAGAAATTAGATTTTCAGTTTCCTACATTACGGACTCATAACCCCACCAGACGGTAGGGGTTGGACAGGTCGCAGCCAAGCGACGATAAACAAAAGGAGATAAAAATGCTTACAGAAGAAACACTAGAAGACAAGATTGAAGTCGTTGGCGACTACAAAGCTGTACAGGTGCGTACTGCAACCGTCATCAAGCGTGACGGCGTGGAGATTAGTCGCAGCTTTCACCGGCATGTTCTGCAATGCAGCACAAAGACAGGCGACACTTGGGCCGATACTGACATCAGCGGCGAAAGCGCAGAGGTTCAGGGCATCTGTAATGCCGTGTGGAGCGATAGTGTAAAGACAGCGTACCAGACAGCTATGGATGCACAAGAGACACCATAATGCCCGAAGAGCAGAAAATCTTTGTTGATGTTGCGGCGGGTACAGGCACTGCTGCCGCGATGATGGATATGGCACCCAACGCCGTGGCTCTGATCACTGGCGTCTGGGTGTTGATCCGCATATGGGAAACTGAGACGGTAAAGCGACTGACGGGGCGCGACTGATGTGGAGATTGTCCACGCCTTTGTCCTGACGGTATGGATCGGCCTCAATGACGACAAGAGGAAGGTCAGCGACGATATGTTTTTCGAGAGCGTGGACCGATGCGTCTACTTCGCAAAGCGGCTCCACGCACAAGGCCAAGACGTGACAGCGGTGTGCCTGCCAGTTAAGGTGGGTCCAGAGCAGGAGATTTACAAGTGATACAAGTGCCGATGATCGATCTGATCCAGACCACGCTGATAGTCGTCGCAATCGTGATGTTGGCGAGGCGGTAATGATCGACCCGATCTCAGCTTTCAGCATGATCAGCAGCGCCGCTGGGGCCATCAGTGGCTCCATCAAGGCGGGCAAAGACCTGTCGTCACTTTCGGGTCCGATCTCGCGCTATGCTAAGGCTGAGGCGGAACTGAACTTCGGTGCGGCGCGAAAGAAGAAAAGCATCTTCAGCAAGATGAGTGGCGCAGAGCAATCAGGCATAGATGAATTTTTCCGCAAAGAGGAACTTGATAATCTGCGTAAAGAGATGCGTTCGATCTTTCAACTGTATGGCAAGCCCGGCGCGTGGGAGCGCCTGCAAGCTGAGATTGCCCATCAGCGTCAGATGCAGAAAGACGAACTGGAGCGCCGCGCCAAAGTGCGAGACGCCATCATCCTTTGGACCGTGCTGCCAGCGATCTTGATTGCCGGTGCTGGCATTCTCTACTTTTTTGTGACGTTCCTCAAAAATCAGTAACGTGCCGCCATCCGCCACAACGACGGGTCTTCAAGGCGAGTACATAGCGCTCGCCGCAATCCTTGATCTTGGGTGGAAGGCAGGGCATGCGCCGATGGACGGGATCGATGTGGTCGCGTGGCATGAAAACGACTTCATGCGGGTGCAAGTGAAAAGCGCCCGGCTGCGGAAGCAGCGAGATCGAGGCGCGCTGACCTACCACCACCAGCTTGGGTCGGGCCGCGATAAGAAGACCAGACCCGATCAGCGTGTGTATGACATCCTCGCCCGCGTCGCCATTGATCAGCGGCGCGTGTTTTTTTCTGCGGCGTGTGGCATAAATAAGTTATCGGAACGGCGCAGCCCGGAGTTTTACGCCCGGCCTGACCTCGAAGAGGACAGTTGGCAGCGCGCCGTGGCAATCGTTATGGAGACGAGAAATGGATAAACTGATTGAGATGATCAAGCATCACGAGGGTGTGGTGGCACACGCCTACAAGGACAGTCGCGGGTATCTGACCATCGGCGTGGGGCGTTTGATAGATAAGGAACTGGGCGGCGGACTGAGCGATGACGAGATCGACTATCTGCTGGCGAACGATCTCAAGCGCTGTCAGGCGGAGGCAGAGACGTACCCGTGGTTCAGCGATCTGAATGAGCCGCGAAAAGCCTGCATCATTGGGCTGCTCTTCAATCTTGGCAAACCGCGTTGGGATAAATTCGTCAAGGCTCAGGCTAGGCTGGCAGAAGGGGCGTACACCGAATGCGCCGCAGAATTGCTCAACAGCCGCTGGGCGGCGCAGGTCGGAAAACGCGCCGAGGACACCGCCGCGATGATGATCAGCGGGGAGTGGATGTGATCTTGTGGGATATGCACAACCGCACCACAGAGGAACAGGCGAGGAAAAATCGCAATGAGTAAGACCCTGCTTGAGTACAAGATCATCCCGCGCTTTATGATGCTGGCGTTCACGCTGATGGCGTGGAACGTCTGCGACTGGTTTATGGGGCTGGGCGTTGAGGCGACGACGCAGCAGACCGCTTTCGTCTCAACCATCGTCGGCGCGGCCACTGGCGCGTTCGCTATCTGGATGGGGCACGAAAGCAAATGAAGTGGCTGCTGCTGATGTTGATTATGGAAGCGGACGGGCAGATCACGTCGCACGTCCTGTCGGCGCATGAGACGATGGCTGAGTGCCACGTCGCCGGGACATATATCCAATTCGAGGACAGATTGCCGGTCAACAAGGATATGTTATGCTTTGGCACCGATATTGATATGGAGGTGATGGAATGATACAGGCATTGATACCCGCAGTGTCGGGCATCCTCGACAAGTTTATTGAGGACAAGGACCAACGCGCCAAGCTGGCGCACGATCTTGCGACGATGGCGGAGCGTCACGCGCAGGAGCAGATACTGGCGCAGATTGAGGTGCTGAAGGCCGACGCGAAGGGCAACTGGTTTCAGGCGTCGTGGCGTCCGCTGATTGGCTGGATTTGCGGCCTGTCTCTGGGCATTAACTATATGGTCAGCCCTATCGCCGCTGGCTTTGGCGTCGTTATCCCGCAGGCTGATATGTCCGTTATGATGCCATTGCTTTTTGGTATGCTCGGCATCTCTGGAATGCGGTCATATGACAAGATGAAAAAGACCGACACCAAATAAAAAAAGACCCCGCCGAAGCGGGGCCAGTTCTCTAGGGAGGAATACTAAGGATCGTAACGCTCGGCGGTCTCCTCGTCAACATCTCCTGAGCCGCCGCACAGTTCGCACTCCATCTCGCGGT